GTACAATGTATACAGATCAAGGGAACACATGAGGAGGTCGCCACCATGAAGATCATCAGCAGCCAGCACTACCTCAACCCGGAAATCGTCGAGCAAAAGATGATCGAACTCGAAGGCGCGACCCATGTCACCCTCCCCTGCTACGCGGTCGGCGAAGAAGTCGAAGATGGAGACCTCGCAATTCTGTGCGACGGACATCACACCCTCGCAGCGGCTCGCGAACTGGGCATCACCTTCGGATTCGAAATCATCCGCAACCCGGACGACCTGACCGGAGAAGCCCTCCTTGACACTCAGTGGATCGACGCTGACTGGTACTACGTCGAGAGCAGCGACCCCAGCAACGAGCAGTTTGACCTGGTCTGGTAAGACACGCAAGCCGCCCCCGCCCGGCAAAAGGCGGGGAGAAGGAGAACCCCCATGACAGAGCAGCTCAAAACCCGCATCATCCGCGAGGGCGCGGTGGACACCGACAAGTACCGTTACATCTACGAGGCCGACAACCAGGGCGCGCGCATCAAGCGCATCGCGCTCGACCTGCTCGACACGACCGCCGCCCGCGACGGCTGGGAAGTCGTCGAAGTGCTGGAGGGAAAATGACGCAGACAATCGGCGACAGGATCAAAGAGGCTCGCGAGCGCGCGGGCTTCACCCAGCAGCAACTCGCAGACCGGCTCGGAATTCGCGCAAGCGGGCGGCAGCGCGTGTGCGGGTGGGAGACGGGGCTACGCACCCCCCGCCGGGACACGCTGGAGAAGATCGCCCGGGCGACGGGCGTGACGCCTGCGTGGATCGCGTACGGGGCCGAACCCCAAAACGAAAAACAGCCCCCGCCATAAAGACGGGGGCTTTGTGTATGTATCAGGCAAACGGATCGGGCGGCTTGTCCGGCGCGAAAAGCGGCTTGAGCACGCCGTTGTAGGCCGCCGACAGCCCCGCGGCAATCGCCGCCGTCGCGATGCCGATCCAGAAAGTCTTTCCCTTGTCGCCCGAGAAGAAATCAGCGCCGGACAGCGCCGCGATCAGATACGCAAGCGCCGCCTGCCAGAAAGTTTTTAGCGCCCGGATGAGGATGTCCTTCCAGTTTACCGTCATGGTTATTCTCCTTTCAATTCCTGCCGCGTCTCAATCCGCGTGAGGCGTGTTTCGTGGTCATTGATTTGCCGCTGCTGTGTGCGCATGTCAACGCGGATGTCATCCACGCCCGCGCGCACGCTGTCCAGTTTGGTTTCGATCCGCGCCGTCTGCTCCGCATCCTTTGCGACATCCTGCTTGTCCGTGCGTTTCGATCCCTTGAGAGACAAGGCCAGGGCGATGACCGCGACGAGCGCGGTCAAAACCGGGATGAATTCGAGTGCGTCCTTCATGTCGTTTCCTGCCCTTCGTGTTACAGTTTCAGCCGCCCCCGTGTGATCTTGCCCGCCACTCCATCTACCTCGATCTTCTGGGCGGCTTGGAACGCCCGTACCGCCTTGTCGGTAAGCGCCCCGAAATCGCCGTCAACGCCCCACTTGCCGAGATCATACCCCAGCCGGTTGAGATGCCACTGACACCACTTGACGCCCGTGTGCACGATGCCCTTGCGCAAGAGGATTGTCGGCTCCGGGTAGGGGTTGCCGAAGCTGTCCGCATCGTCCTCGTAGGCCAGATCGCCGTCGTTGAGGACGATGACCGTGTGCCCCTGGGTTTTGGTGCACAGAATATCACCCTCGCGCAGCCGGTCGGGGTAGTCCGTGTACCGCGCGTCGGTCAGCAGGTCAAACGCCCCCGTCTTGCGCAGCACCTCCGGCTCCGTGGTCGTCCGAAAAGCCGTGTCGATCACAATCCCCGCGTACGCGCAGCACACGCGCACGAGCGCGGAGCAGTCCGTCTCTACGGGCGACATGGCGCGCGCGGGGTCGTAGCCGACCAGTCGCACCGCATTCCACAGGGTGTTGCGCGCCCATTGATCGTAGCCGATCTTCCGATTCGCGACTGCCCGGCGCATCGCCTCCGCGAGCTTCTTCCGTACGGCGGGGTCGCGCGCCCGAATGACCACCCACCCCAGCTTGTGCTTGTACCACGCCCGCGCGCGCAGCTCGCTCCCGGTTTGGTTCCCAGCAGCGCCGCCGTAGGCGTTGCCGTTCTCGTCGATGGATGCGCCGCCCTGGTATACCGTTTTCGCCATTCTCCCACCTCCCGCCCCGCAAAAGGGCATAAAATAAAGCGCCGAAGCGCTGGATCGTGAGTTGGGCGCGCCCCGAAGGACGCGCCGAGTTACTTCGCAATTTGGATCCTTTCGCCCTTTCGCGGGGCAATAAAATAAGCGCCTCCGGGCGCTTGCCTACATGCTTCCGATGATCGTATCGCACTCCGCCTGCGAAATCCACTTGCCGACCGCGTTCTGGACGCGCTCCGCGCTCCACAGCCCCCGATCGTAAAACGACTTGACGAGCTCGTACTTGTCACTCATCGAGGCTCACCCCCGTCATCATGGCCAGATACGCGATGTCAGCCGCGTTGCGCTCCTCCGGCGTCGTTTCCGCCGCGCTCCGGCTCGCCTCCTCCGCGATCGCCGACGCCAACCACGCATCGTAATGCGCCTCGATGTCAGCCGCGAGCGTCGGTCTCCACGGCCAGTCGATCAGCCGGTGGACGCCGAATACGTAGATCGGCTCTCCCCCGTCGCCTACCTGATTCTCCGACCCGTCGTAGGCGTAGAACGTCACGTCGCACACATCCGGACGTATGGGATTGCGCTCGACTGTGAACCGTTCCTCGGGCGCGCGGTCGCTTGTCGCCTTGCCCATTTGGATATCACTCCTTTCAGTTTTTGGATTGATAAATATGGCTTGATCCAGCCCATGAGTAGCCTGTAGCTGTCGCAGTGCTTGATGATCCCGAAATACGACACCATCGCCTGTGCGTCGCGGATGGTCGGGTGCGCTTTCCGGCCGATCTTCCGCGCCCGGCGCATGATACGCAGCGAGGTGCGCCTCCGGATCGTCGTGTGGGCATGACCCATGCGGTAGCCGAGAAAGTCCACGTCCCGCCCCGCCGCGTATGTCCGCCCCTGCCGTGTCCGGAAGCGGGTGACCATGAAGAGTTGCCAGTTCCCCTTCACCCGCAGACGCATGCGGTTTTCGATGTAGGCGAACAGCTTCTTCCGCGCGGCGTGCAGCACCTTTTTGTTCGGCCCGAAAAGCACGAGGTCATCGATGTACCGGGCGTAGTACCGGACGCCCAAAATCTCCTTGACGTAGTGGTCGACGTCCTGCATGTAGTAGTTGGCAAACCACTGCGAGGTGTAGTTTCCGATCGGGAGACCGTGATCTACGCTCCCGATGATCGCGTCCAAAACGGCCAGCGTGTCCGAGTCCTTGATGATCCGGCGCAGCGCGATCTTGAGAACGTCGTGATCGACCGACTGGTAGAACTTTGAGATGTCGAGCTTGAGGCAGTATTTCGTGTTCGCCGGGTCTCCCCGGAGCCATCGCTCGACGCCCTGTTTGCAGCGCGACAAGCCCCGGCGCGGAATGCTGCCGCATGACCAATCGTACATGCCGCGCATGATCAGCGGCTGTATTTGCAGCATCACCGCCCAGTGGACGCACTGATCCGGGAAAAACTTGGGCTTGTGGATCTCCCGATCCTTGCCGACCACCCCGTCGTGGATCACCTCCACGAAATACGGCGACGGCGCGAAAGCACGGTTGACGAGGATCCGGCGCAGTTCCCGCGCCGCAGCGTCGATATTTGCCAGCGCATGCGCGGCGCTTGGATTCCCGTGCTTGCGTTTTGCAGCCATGCGGATCGCGTGTTTCAGGTTCTCGATCTCGCAGATCGATTCGTAGATGTATCCTTTTCGTTTCATGTGTCCTTTACTGCCTCGCGACTTTTCGAAGCGTTCCCGCCCTACTAAGCCGCGTCCCATCAGCTTATTTTTACCATGCGGTAAGGGAGGTGGAGTGCTAAATCTTGTTTGCTGTTGGCAGCTATGAGCCGACCGCCGTAGTTCACGTTCGCGTTCCCGGACGAGTTGTTCGCGTTGAAGTAGAACGGACCATCGTTCGCGCCGTTGTTCCAGTTCCCACCGAGCGCGAGGACGCGAGCCCCCGACGAGCGCACCCCAGATCCCCAAATGTGTTACCGGATCAATTCCGGGTGGCTAAGCCCCCCGGACCCCCTACCGGGGGAGATAAAGGAGCCGACCGCCGTAGTTCACGGGCGCGGCCCCGGACGAGTAGTCCGCGCCGAAGGAGAACGGACCATCGGCCGCGCCGAAGCCCCAGGACCCACCGAGCGCGAGGACGCGAGCCCCCGACGATTGGTAGTAGTAGTCCGGGATATACGTGCTCGACGATCCGCCCACCGTCAGCGGTCTGAACGTCCAGTCGCTCAGGCGCATTGTTTTTACGTAGCCGTCCGCACTCGGCGCAACCCCCTCGAGCGGCGTATAGTTTCCGGCAATGGTGTTGTCGGCGTAGGCGTCGATGTTGTTGCAGTAGGCCCACACCCAGTCCGCGATGTTCAGCCCGTCGATCCACGTCCAGACG